AAGAGGGACAGACGGGAAGANCACAGATGCAGTCAAGCCACCCTGTGCCCCAAGTCCAGCGAGAAGTCCGGGACCAGCAGCAGCGTTGTCGCTGCCACCATCGGCAGCATCGTATCCGCCGATGTGACCAAATCGTACACCGTCTCCGCCGTCTAGCATCGAGGCAATTTGCCCACGAGACATACTGAGGTCCGTTGCACCGATGACACCATTTCCGGTTCCAGAGACACTTGGAGTACCACTTGAGGCACTCAAAATTGAAACAGAGCGGTAGGTAAGAGGTCCGAAGACNCCGAAAGGAAGAAGCTCTGGAGTTGTTGCACCAGCTTCTACATCACCGTCCATTTCAACACGGATATACTTAGACTTATTGGCGTATTGACCGTATTCTCTGTTTCTCTTTTCCGTTGAATCATAATCAACAAACTTATCACCAATCTTTCTGGCGAGGTAGTTCTGAGAAGCCGGGTTTAGGTTACAGTTATCGTATCTTTCTAGAATAGTTGGCTTGTTGTCACTATCTTGAAGATCACGGACAACAACACTGAAAGATCCGAACTGCTCAAAGTCTCCACGAGGAGCCTTAATCTTTTCTATCGATACTTTTACGGTATTTTGTACCCACTCACCAGCAGTCAACGCTTCAAAGCGGAAAAGTTGTTGCTGATTTGTTGCATCATAAGTTGCTGCCGCATCACCTTGTGCAAGCTGCTGCGAGAAGTAAAAACCTGTAGTACTCTTAGTAGCACCAAACTGGAAGTCATTTGCCACTTCAGTAATAGCCTGCTGATTACGAAGGGGAAGGATTGCAGCCCAAGCCTTCGTATCCGCCACGGCAGCGTTGCCAGCGGCACCAGAGGCCACCAGTTCACCCATCGATGCTTGCATTCTTGGTCCAAGGGCGGACTCAAAGGTTTCGCCGAGCCACATTCTTCCGCCTTGACTGGAGGATGCTGTGCTGCGACGAGTAATGTTTTCGTTTGTTACCGTTGGATTAGTATTGAGAACGTTACGGATAAAGTTATTCTTGCTAGAGTTCATGCTAACTGTAACTTTCTCAAGGGCTCCAAAGGTTCCGTCCTTAGACACCAACAAATCAATGTCGCCATTAGTATTTGTTGTGTAAAGCTCAGAAACAGATGCTGTTATTNCAGTATCTCCTCTTGTACCAGACAAAAGAATACGTCCAGCAGCGTTGTAAAATACGGCTGCAAGAGCACCAGTCACTGCTGCTCCCTGCCCTATAGCCGAGTTGAGCGTACCTGAAGGCCATAAAAAGAGACCAAAGGCACCACCAGCGGCAGCATCACTACTAAGAGTACCGGCTTTATATCCGGCAAATCCTGTCGTGACGTTAGGGTCTTGAACGCCTACTGTACGCATAAATGTAAGAGGTGAGCCATTTCTTAGCCAAGCTTGAGCAGCATATGGTCCATATGTTGCACCTAGCGTATTACCATATCTAGAAATATCTCCCGACTCGTTACCAGCTTGGGGATTTCCAAACAGATCAACGAAATCAGAAAAAGAACTTATAGTTTGAGGTACCATTGCTGGTCCCTTAACTGCTCTACCAATAACCATAGGACCAACTCCTGCTGGGGTGGCAGGTAGTTGACTGTTGTCTATCTCATCTACGAATACTCCGGGTGAAATAAACTTGAACTTGCTTGTGGGATCGTTCGCCATTTTTTCTTTGTTCTCCTCTTAAGCTAACAAATTATTCAATCGTTACGCACGATTGCTAATAATAAATAGTAACGCAAACCTCTAAACTCCTTCCAGTTTAAGGTCTGTACTTATCTTTTCGTCCAGCTTGAAATTCTGGTTCCTCGTCTAACATAGATCTTTCCCTGGAAAACCTTATTTTTGCTGCACTTTGGCGCTTGACCGTGATAGGGGTGTTTTGATTGTCTCTATCGCCAACTAGGTAGCCAAGAACCTTTAGAGTCAAAGTTGTCTTAAAAATTCTTTCTGTGACATCTAGTCCATCGGCTTTAAAGTCTATGGCATAGTTTGGATCCAAGAAAGCCTCATAAGAATTTCTCTCGTGAGATACCTTAAAAACACTTGGATCACCCGTGAAGGTATGAAATTTTGTTAATACTTGATTCATTTGCTGTTGATACTCAGTCACAATGTCGATTGCATAGGTCATCTCTACGAATGTAGGCATTGGAATGAGCAGTGTCTCATAGACAATGTTTTTGTTTTTACCTGGAAAGGTTTGACGGTTTTTGTCTTGTCCGCCAGTAGATTTACGAATAGCATTTGCATTGGCAAACTTTTGTGTTTGTTCTTGTTCAACCTGGCGGGCAATTGCTATAGACCCACCCCTATCATAGTAATCAAAATACGGTGGGACATTAAGTCCATAGATTCCTTTGTTGGCAGGATTCTGCATAACACTATTTTTACTTATTGATATCAAAGGATAGACTAATGTTCTCCCATTGGGTCTTAACCCTGGGTCATTCTTGATTTGGTAAGCTCTTTCCGGTAAGGAGTACAGAACTGGTACTTTTTCCCACCCTTCGTTTGTGTCTACAGAAATATTTAACTGTTCGTCTACAAATTTATAAACAGCAAAATCTATATCTTCTATTTTTGAAGGAGCTAAAGAATATGATGCGCTGGGCTGAACGTTAACGGGTGTTTTAATCGGCATTGAATAATCCTCTTCTAGCTTGCTTGCCCACAAGGGTTATTTCCATAGCTGTTTCGTCATTTGTAAATGCACTGTCTTGTCCAAAAATATAACGAGGTTCAAAAAGGTCCACTATTTCAAAATACATATCATCATATTGCATAAAGTCACCAAGTCGAGTGAATAAGTCTTGGTCTTCAACAAGTCTTCTCTTGTGCGTGTGTACATTTATATTATACACATTATCAAAACCATATTTCTGCTGAACACGGTCTGAACCGACATACTCAACCAAAGCATATATTCTTATGGGCGGAAGAAATGTTTTATTTATAGCTTCACCATAGAGTGGGTGAAAGTTTGTTCTCTCCACGTCTATAGGGTAGTATAATACTTGCTGCCCAACAATCTTCTCAACAATTTCATCATTGATTTGTTTGACGAAATTCCTCTCAGCCTTTCCTACGAATAAAGGAGGTGGTGGAGAGGTTGGTTGTGTCCAGGTGTTTCTCTTATCTGCCATTTATTTAGCCCACATAAATGCCGTGTGGAATAGTTTTGAAAACAGTGTTAATACTTTCTTGCATCGCTGCATCCCCCTCGGCAAGCTTACCATACACCATTTCATCTAATACAGTCTTTAACTCTTCTCTAAGTGTGGTCTGTTCTTCTTTGGCCTCAGACAATAACGCAGACCCATTGAGTGTTACGTCGTTCCCCGGTATAGGAATTGAGCCAAGTTTTGATCGGACTTGTCCCAAGACCTCCTTAGAGAGTGCAAGTGCAAATCTTCTAATCCATTGCTTCCCTATACTATTAATATTTTCATAAGGAATATTCGGGAACGGCAATGCATTCATATTATTGACACCATCGGCACCATATTTTCTATCAGCATCTTCTTCGAAGGCATCTTCAGCCGCTCTGAACCTAACCCAAAACTTATCTGGATTGGTACCATCTGGTGTGGGATAGATTCTTAGTTTATTATTATTAATCTCAAAAGAATAATGAGAAGCTCTAACATTCATATCTTCTTCATAGGCGTAGGCTTGCAAAACATTTTGCCAAGAAGGCACTATTTGGAAGGTAGAATCATCAGCATACATTCCATAAGTTGACATATTGCCAACCGTACCAATTGCGCTTCCACCGAAGAATCGCCAGGCGGCTCTAGGTGTTTTATAATATACCTCATGAATTGTTATTGAACTAGAGCCAATCTTATTATAATAAGGTTTGTCTGATTCTAGGGACGAACTATAGATTATAGCTTGTAGATCATAGTCCTGAACATCTCTTGACGCCGAGAAAGAAGCAGAGTATATTGTCTGTGTGGCTCCGATAGAAGCATGTAGTCCTGCACCTCGTCCAATATGAGTAGCATACCCAAGTTGGAATCTTGGGAACTTTAAGTTTGCTTTTGTTTGATATGTTCCGCTTAGTTCACCGTCTTGATCAAATGTTCCTGTGGTGTTACCCAGCATATCCGATAAAACATTCTTTGCCTGGTGAGTATTAACAAGATAAGAATATTCTAGGCAAGCTTCTTCGTAAGCATTGTAAACATTCTTTGGCTGTATTTCTAGATCTAGAACGTTACCACCTAATTTATTATAAACGTATGTAACTTGATCTACAGCACCACTAATAAAGTTTTCAGAGCCGCTATAAATACCATATGCTAAAACTCCAGCAACGTCAGAGTGAGTTCCTGTTGAGGGCAGCACTAGGGCGCTCGTTTGGCTTGAAGGTTGTAAGTTTACGGGCATTAAAGAATCCTCATAGATGTATTTTAAGACACTTTGTCTTAGTAAGTAGTTTTAATCTAAATTGACAGCATATAAAAACAAAAAACCTCGCCACTAGGACGAGGTTCTCTGCGTTGTTATTCAACCTGTAGCTAATTTACATTAGCCAGCGAGATCGTAGCATACAACAAGACCGTACATGTCAGGACGGACCATCTTCTTCGCATAGCGAGTCATCACGCCCTTGCGAGGCACGAAGTCTTCGGTTCCGAAGATGGTAGGTGTGACCTGTAGCGGCACATACGGAGCATACACATAGCCGCTTTCCAGGAAGCTACTACCCTTGCGTCCAACCAAAACCACGTTTCGGATGAAGTAAGGATCAACATAGATGTCCATCTTACGACTTAGCGAGCCAACGGCAACCGCTCCCCACGAACCTTGATCTTCGTCGGGTGTGACGCTAGCCTTAAACCCGGCAGTGAACTCAAGCAACGAAGCAACTTCAGGAGAGCAAACAACAAAGTTTGCACCGCCACGAAGCGTCTTACGATGAATGCGAGCACTTAGATCGTTAATGGTTTCGAGAAGAGTCTCGTACCACTCGGAAACCGTACCTGTGAAGGTAGGGGCCAAGCTGTTGGTAATGTCCGCACCCGTATCACGGTTGAGGAACTTACCTGGGCGACGGGACCAGTAAATGGTACCGCCAGTGGCACCAGCAACGAGGTCAGAAAGGATCTCTTGATCAATTTCAAGAGCAATCTGCTCGGAGAGGATGCTCGTAAGCTCAACTTCAGCATCAAGATTATGATAAGCATTGAGGTCCTGAGCAAGCTCGGGGCTCCACTTAGCTTTCAACTTCTTGGTCATTGCTGTCACGGCAACACTGTCCACCTTGATGTCAATTTCTGGAATCTGTTGACTTGTTTCAAGTCCCCAGCCATTGTTAGCACTGCTACCCTTAAGCGCACCAAAGGGGTCGCCGGCTGCAACAAAGTTGTCAGTCTT